GGTGCTACTGAAAAAGAAATCTTAGAGGAATTAGAAAACAATTGTCTATTTCCTTTAAGTTTCATCAGAGAAAAAAATAATCCATACTTTAAAGCTACAGCTATAGCATTAAAAGCTCAAGGAGTTACACAAAAATTAAAATTTATTATCATACCCATAGGGTACATTAAACAGTTTATAGCATGACAAAGTATTTCAGAGAGTTAGAGGTACTCTTTAAAACCCCACAATCTATTTTAACTTATATTGATAAAATAGAAGATTTAAGAACCAAAATTATAGATCCTGAACAAGTTACTCAATTTGTAAATTTAGTTAGGGAAAAGGTTCAGGCTGAAGCCATACAAGCTGTTGTGCTTAATAATGGAGGTATGGTAGCTATGGCCACAGGTTCAGGTAAGTCAAGAGTAGCAGTAGAATTAGCTAAAATCTATATTAAGCCTTATGACCATGGTGCTCTATTAGTTCCTACTGAGAAACTAAGAGATGAAAACTGGAAAGAAGAGTTTGAAAAATGGGGTTGTGATTTGTGGGAAGATTTTGAAAGACTTTGCTATGCTTCAGCTTCTAAAATTGGAGGAAATGAATATGAATTAGCTATTCTTGATGAAGGTCACAATATTACAGAGTTAGCTTCAGAGTTTTTCTTGGATAACAATGTGAGAAGAACAGTATTGCTTACTGCAACACCTCCTAATGACCCTATTAAAGTAGATATTCTTAGAAGATTAGCTATTAAGCTTGTCTATGAACTTACTTTAGACCAAGCTGTAAGACTAGGCTTTGTAGCACCATATAAGATTACTGTTGTTACAGTTCCTTTGGATAATGTGACAAAGAATATCCCAGGTGGTAACAAAGCTAATCCTTTTATGACTACTGAAGCAGCATGTTATGCTTATTGGAATAAGAGAGTTCAAGCTTGTTTTGGAGACCAAACTCCTCAAGGTAAAGCTAAGATGAAGTTTGCTATTTTAGGAAGAATGCAATTTATCTACAAAATTCCTTCTAAAACAGCAGTGATTAAGTTTTTACTTGACAAAGTGATTCCTAAAGAAGATAGAACTATTATCTTTTGTGGTAATATAGAACAAGCTGAAGAAGTTTGTCCTACTTGGTATCATTCTAAATCTACTGATGTTGCTTATAAAGCTTTTAAGAATGAGAGTATTAATAGATTATCTTGTGTAAAAGCTGTCAATGAGGGTCATAACTTTCCTGGTGTTGACTCAGGCATCATAGGCCAGTTAAACTCTAAAGAGAAAGACTTGGTACAAAGAATTGGGAGATTGATTAGGTTTAGACCTGGACATGAAGCACACTTGTACATAGTAATTTCTGAATCAACTCAAGATGAGAAGTGGTTAGAAAATGCTACTGAAAACTTAGATCAATCTAAGATAGAATATATAAGAATTGATAACTTTAAAAAAAGATTTGTATGAGATTACTAACTTATTATCAATATCTAGGTTTAGGTAAAATTAGACCTGTAGATATAGATACTATTGAAAAAACAACTAATCCAGGTGCTATTTGTACAGTGCAACAACATATGGTTATTAATGTCTTCGATAAGACTTTTAGTCTAGAAGAAATCAAAGAAATAGTTGAATTTATAACTGAAAAAATTGAGAAAGATGAAAATAAACATACAGATTAGAGCAATACTTGATACATACAATATTCCTGTTGAAGATGGTATAGCATATCTTCTTTCAATATATTTTAATTGTAGACCTTCTTATACTCCTCCTCTTTTAGTTCAAAGAATGAATGTTACTAATATTCTTGGTATTGATGCTAATAGAGAAGTTATGTGGCATATTCCTTTATTTGAGGAGGGCAGTCATACTAAGTGGGATTGGGTTAAAGAATGGAATCAAGAATTTGGTAACATTAACAAGAAAAGAAAAGGTCCAGACAAGGATTGTATTACAAGGATGAAGGCATTTTTTGCTGATAATCCTGATGTAAGAAAAGAAGATGTCATTGGAGCAACTAAGATGTATTTTAGAACTCTTAGCAATGCAGAATATCTTATCTCATCTCATTACTTTATAAGTAAAGGTGTAGGTAGAGACAGAACTTCAGCACTAGAAGGTTGGGTAGAAAAGTATAGAGAAGCTCTTGCTGATACTTCAACCAATGATAGTGTTGACATAACTTCAAGGATGCAATAATGAATTTTAGAGTAGCCTTTGAAGCAGGTCAAAAAGGTAGTAATAAAGGTCTTCCTATGGGGGAAGGCTTGAAGACTATCTCACAGGCAATTAATGGAATCCAAAGAGGAAGAATTTACACTGTTGGAGCTGCCCCAAAGGGAGGGAAGTCAACTTTTGTAGATGTAGGTTTTTGTATAGAACCTGCTGTCTATGTATTGGACCATAATGCCAAAATTAATGCTTCTATGGAAGCAATTGCCACTAAACTTGAAACAATGACTGATCCTGACACTAGAAATGCTCTCAATGCTGAGTATGAGAAAATTAGGAGTACGTTACTTGATGTCGAGTTTATCTATAATTCTTTTGAGATTGATAGAGTAAGTAAAGAATTTGATTTTGTTGCACATTTCCTCAACAAGGATTTTAACATTTATCTAATAACTTTACCTGCTGGAAAGACTTATAAAGAGAAAAATGTTGTATCTTTATCCTCTGCCTTTTTGAAAGGCGAGTTGGAATATGATACTGCAACTCCTGATGCTCCTAAAGAAATTATTAGAGTTTCTGAAGATTTAATCTCTAAGATTAAAGTCATTTACAGAAACAGAATAGTTCCTTTATTTGGTGAGTATAATGATAAGGGAGAGAAAGTTTCAAAGGGGATTATTAAGTTTTTGGAAATCAAAGACAATCCTACTGGAATCAGAAATTATCTTTTAGGGTATGCTAGAGAAAATGGTGAATTTTTGTATAGAACTGCTGTTAAGGATGGGGTAACCTTTCAAAGAATGATTGGTTATAGACCTAATAATCCTGCTAAGTATGTTATTATCATTACTGACCACTTAAGAAAGCTATTACCTGAAAGAGGTTTTAAGATGAAAGAAACTGTAGATAAATTCTCAGAATATGCAGTAGAGTTTAGAAACACTTGCAATTTCACATTTGTGCATATTATCCACCTTAATAGAGCACTGAGTGATATTGGAAGAAGGCAGTATGATGATGACAGATTGTTTCCACAGTCTGATGATATTAAAGAAACAGGTAATCTAAGTGAGGATAGTAATTATATCTTCACAATGTTTAATCCAAATGATGATAAGTTTAATCTTACCAAACACTTTGGAACTCCTATTAGGAGACCTGATAAATCTCTTTTGTATCCATTTATGAGAACTGTACATTTAGTAGAATCTAGACACAGTGTTTGTCCTCAACACTTTAGAGTCAACATGTATGGGGATATTAAGAAATTTGAACCTTTAACAATTTAAAAAAGAAAGTATGCCAAAAATTTTAGTCCTGGCTCCGTCAGGATTTGGAAAGTCCACCAGTATTGGACAAATACCTGAGTTAGGTATTAAAGGATTAAATCCTGAAGAAACTTATTTAATATCAGTTACTTCAAAGCCTCTTCCTTTTAGAGGAAGTGGAACAGCATATCCAATCACTACAATGCCTGATTTAAAAACAGGTAGAAGAATCATTACTGATAATGCAAAAGACATAGAAGCTATCTTCTTAAATTTAGTTGCTAGTCCTTACAAAAACATTGTATGGGATGATTCAAACTATGTAATGCAGAATTGGTATATGGCTAATGCCTTGGCTAAGGGTTGGGATGCACCTAAGCAAATTGGTTACTTTATGGGTAAAATCTTTGATGCTATAGAGAAACTAGATGCAGCAGGTAAGAATATTATCATTTTAGCTCATGGAGATAGTATTCCTGGAGCTGATGGTAGAATCTATATGAAGTACAAAGCTACAGGTAAAATGGTTGATGAGTATTTGACTATAGAGGGTAAAGTAGATGTTACTCTTATTGGTATTAGTAGATATGATGCTACTGCAAAGAAAGCTGTAAAAGAGTTCTTAACCAATGAGAATGAGCAATTCTCTTCAGCTAAATCTCCTATTGGGATGTTTGACCAACAATTTATTCCTAATGATTTAGGTTATGTTGTTGACAAAATTGCTGAATATTATGGATAATCTTCAATGGTATCTGTTAATTCTGCTAGGCATTATTGTTGGTGCTATGATAGGAATAATAACTGTTGCTTTATTAAAAAGTAATAGTCCTACTCAAAATCTTTGTCCAAGATGTTTAAATGAAACTGAAGAAGAAAGACAGTTGAAAGAACAATGGAAAGAACAACAAAAAGGTTACAATTAATTTTTAATTTTTAAATTTATACAATATGTCACAAGAAAGTGCACAAGTATCAAATGTAGCTGTAGAAGCAGCTCCAGTTTTAAGAATCACTATTAGTGATGTTTTAGGTTTGTTAGACCAAGGTAAAAGCAGAAAAGAAATTGCTGAATACTATGGCAGAACTCAATCTGACATGAAGAAAATGGTTTGGGATCATCCTAAATTGAAGAACAGAAAAGCTAAGAAACAGTATACAGGTATTGAGCTTGAAGATGATACTGAAGACATCAATGATGTTGCTGAAGTACCAGCTGAA